TGGGACCGGGCGGCCACCGAGGCCACCGACGGCAATGATCCTGACTACACCGCCGGCTGCCTCATGGCCGCCAAGGACGGCCGTTACTGGATCATCGACATGCAGCATGCCCGTTTAACGCCGAAGGGCAACGAGGACCTCATCGCTGCCATCGCGGCCAGGGACGGGACGGGGACGTCGATACGGATGGAGGAGGAGCCGGGCAGCAGCGGTAAGGATACGATCGACCACTACGCGCGGCGCGTCCTGGTCGGCTACGACTTCCGCGGCGTGCGAGCGACCGGCAGCAAGATCGAGCGGGCCGCCCCGTTCTCGGCCGCCTGTGAGGCCGGCAATGTAATGATCGTTCGGGGATCGTGGGACTACAACGATTTCATCGATGAGCTATGCGCGTTCCCCCGCGGCCCTCACGATGATCGTGTGGATGCCGCCTCGGGCGCGTTCTCCGAGCTTGCCCGCCGTTCCGACCCCTCGCGACTCCTGCGGTACGCATCTCGCCGTCGATAGCTCGCGGTCGTCTAATAGTGGATGTTTATTACCACGTGACATCTTCCCTCATATAGGATGCGGTCTGTCGGTCTAGCTAGGCGGCTTACCCTGCCGTTCGGGAAGGCGAAGCCGCGCACGTTCCCTAGCGCGCAGCGCAAGAGCGTGCGCGATCTGTTCTCACGCCGCGACCGCTCGTACCGCGAGCTGGTCGAGCTGGAGACGCGCTACCTGCAGGGCGGCCCGGTGCGCGAGGCCATCGACGCCTACGCGCTCATGGTGCTGAGCAACGGCTGGTACATCGACGGCGAGGACGAGACGCTCGTGCAGGACACGGAGGACCGCCTCAACGAGCTCGACCTGAGCGGCTCGCTGTGGCAGGGCATCGTCGACTCGCTGGTGTTCGGCGACGCCTTCCAAGAGCTGGCGCCAGGCGCCGGGACGCGATCGGACGAGATCGTTGCCATCATCCCCCGCCCGGCCAAGATGTTCGACATCCTGACCGACCAGGCCGGCATGATCACCGGCTACCGCCAGTTCCGCGACGGCGGGCTGCGCGAGGACTACATCGACCTCGACCCGCGCGACATACTGCACATCTCGCTGTTCCACGTAGGCGGGAGCCGGTACGGCCTCAGCCTGATCGCCTCGGCCAAGGACGACATCGACCGCGACACGCGCATGATCTGCTCGCTGGTCGACTCGATCGAGGCGCACGGCAAGCCCCGCTATCATGCGAGGGTAGGCCAGCCGGGGGAGGACGTGTCGCAGGCGGTGCTTGACCGCATCGCCGACCAGCTGGACGACCTACAGACCAACTGCGAGCTGGTGACGTGCCGTGACACCGAGATCACCGTGCTCGATTCGGCCGGGGTAGCCAACACCAAGGTCTACAGCGATCTCACCATCCAGCGGATGGCGTGCGCCCTAGGCGTGCCGGAGGAGATCCTGGGCCTCGGGCGTGGGAGCACAGAGGCCACGGCATCGGTGCGGCAGAGAGTGTTCGAGAACAAGATCGGGACCATCCAGAAGCGCCTGGAGCGCATCTATAACGAGCAGCTCATCGACCGCCTGACCGGGAGACCGGGGGAGGTCCGTCTCAAGTTCAATGACATCTCGCCGGAGGACGAGCTGCGCGAGGTGCAGTATGTCACGGCCGTATTGAACGCCGACCCCATCCGACCGCTCGCCTCGCGCAAGTGGGCGCAGCAGCGGCTACGGCTGCCGGTGGACGAGGAGGAGGACGATGGCTTCGCCTTCTGAGCGCGTCGATCCGCGCAACCCCACGGGCATGCGCGCCATCGAGGCCGGCAACGTGCGAGCGGCGCAGCGCTCCGTGGACCGGGCCATCGCCGACATCCTCAAGCTCATCGAAACGCGCGACGTCACCGACCCGGCCGAGATACAGCGCCTGGTGCAGATCAACCTCGACGCCTGGGGGCGGGTCAACAAGCGCCTGGCCATCGAGCGCATCCGCGAGTCGGTGCGCCGCGGCGTCATCCGATCGTCCCAACTGCTCAAGGCGCTGCGCATCGAGCCGGCCGCCGAGACGATGCTCACGCTCGTCTCTCGCACCATCGTCCCGGCGCACGAGGCCCTGGCGACCGACACCCAGGACAGCATCGCCGCCGACCTGCGGCAGCGGCTGACCCGCGCGATCGTGGAGACGCAGCGCACCGGCCAGGGCAAGATCGTCCGGGCGCGCATCAAGGAGGAGATCGCCGGGCCTCGCGATCGGGCGGGCATCGCGGCCTCCTGGGACACGATGGAGCCGTTCCGCCAGGCCACGATCGAGGTGTACAAGCTCAACGGCATCCCGTCGGTGACGTGGTACACCGAGCGCGACGATCGCGTGTGCGACTTCTGCCGGCGGAGGCACGGCAAGCGGTACCGGCTGGACCGCGTGCCCGAACCGCACCCGAGATGCCGTTGTGCACTTTTACCGGACACGGAGGCGTCATGAAGCTGCGCATGTTGAACCTGGACCTGCCAGCCGCCCCCGAGCACTATCTGGAGCAGGAGGGCGGGGGGCTGCTCGTGAGGGGAGTGGTCCTGCTGGCCGAGGGCACGTGGACCGATTCCGCGGTCCGCACCCCACTGTACTATCCGAGAGAGGTGCTGGAGCGCTGTGCCAAGCAGTGGGAGTCGTCCACGTACTGGGCGCGCCACGCCGGCGGGCAGCCCCGGAACATCGTCACCGACCGCCTGGGCGAGGTGCTCGACACTAGGTACGACGCCAAGCTGGGCGCGATCGTCGGCGACGTGCTGTACGACGGCCTCACGCAGGCGTCGAGGGACGGCGCAGCCCTGGCGCTCGGACGCGTGAGGATGGGCAAGCCTCTCGCTGTCAGCGTTGAATGGTATGGCGACGCCGTCTACAACGCGAAGGAGAAGCGCGAGGAGGCGGTCGACATACATTTTACCGGCCTCGCGGCGGTAGACCGCGGCGCCTGCAAGAGATGCACATTACCGGCGGCCCTTGAGGACGCCGATCAGAACCAGAGCGAAGGAGAGAACATGGACGAGGCAGAGCTGAACCAGAAGCTCGCTGCCTTCAAGGAGGAACTGCTGGCCGCGGTCGACGAAAAGCTCGCCGCGTTCAAGGACTCCCTGGAAGGCGGAGAGGGCCCGGCGGAGCCGGAGAACAAGGAGATGAGCGAGGCCGTCGACAAGCTCACCAAGGAGCTGTCGGAGGCCATGAGGAAGATCGAGGCGCTGGAGAAGCGGCCCCAGCCGAGGACCGCGCCCGAGCCCGACAGGGAGCTAGATGAGCTGATCGTCCCCGAGGGCTATACTGTGAGGAGGAGCTGAGCATGGCAGACATAGCAGCGTTCCCAGACATGGGGGACAACATCCTGATCGCTGGAACCAACATCCAGCGGTACAAGGCCGGAGCGGCGATCAAGAAGGGGCAGGCCGTGGCCATCCACGGCACCGGGGTCAACGAGACGGTCCACCCGGCCGTCAAGGGGACGACCGCCTCGGTGGAGGGCGTGGCGCTGGCCGACGCCGAGCAGGGCGAGTTCGTGCCCGTGGCCGGCCCCGGCTGCGTAGTGCTCATGGCCAACGCCGACAACACCACCGCCATCGACGCCGGCTCCGGGGTGGAGGACAACGACAACGCCGTGGGCGGGACCATCAGTGCGCTCCCGGCCAACTCGGGAAAGGCCACCGCCGATTACGCCAACCTGGTCGGCGTGGCTATCGACGACATCCCCGGGAACGGTGTCGGACGCGTCAGGCTGCTGTGCTCGATAACCTGCATCCCCAACGCGACCTGAGGTGACGACATGACCCAACTACTCAGAGACTTCCTGACCGTGGCGCTGGCCGACAACAGGTCGGCCGCGAGGAGGCTGGCCGAGCAGCCCCACATCCGCAAGCTCGGGTACTACGACGAGAGCGGCAAGGTCAAGCCGGTGCGCGAGCTCCTGCTGACCGGGGACCTCACCGGGAGCAACCTCATCCAGACCGAGGTGCACAAGACCGTGGTGGAGGGCGCCAACCCCATGAGGGCGTTCATGGACGTCCTGCCGACCGTCCGCATCAAGGGGACCACCTACAAGTGGCCCTACGGCGAGACGGGCGTGTACGCCGAGAAGTACCCGCAGGGCGCCGAGATCGGCATCCGCACCCAGGACTATGCCGCGGCCACCTACGACGCCTCGGAGGTCATCGCCCAGCGTCCGCTCATCTCCGACACCATGATCGAGTCCGGCCAGGTGGACGTCATCGAGCAGGAGCTCCAGTTCGCCGGCGCGGCCGTGCTGAACAAGGCGGAGCGCATCTGCCTGTCACGTATCCTAGAGAACAGCGGGCTGGAGCACGACACCGCCGGCAGCAACCAGGGCCTCAAGGCCATCAGCCGCGCCGTGACCAAGGTCAAGGGCGCGGGCATGATGCCCGACACCGTCATCCTGCACCCCGACTGCGAGGGCCTGTGCGTGCAGGACGTCGTGATCCCCCAGTCGCCTGGAGCGGACGCCATCGCCCGCGGACAGGGCATCCCGGACGGATACCTCGGACTGAAGTGGCGCGTGTGCAGCGTCGACGACGACTCGGCGACCTACACCTGGGGGTACGGGGCCGACGGCAACATCGGTGCCCTGGTCCTGGACAGCCGCCGCGCCGGCGGGATCTACCTGCCGCGCGACCTGACCATCAAGAACTACGAGGACCCCATCCGCGACATGCAGGGCATGACCGTCACGATGCGCATGGACTGCCAGGCCCACATCGGCAAGGCCATCTGCCGCGTGGAGTATTGAGCGACGCCCGGGGGGAGCGGCATCCCCCCATCCATGTAACATGCTCACCGAACAGAACTCCGGCAGGTACCTCAGCGCCGAGTGGCAGCGCAAGCGGGCGCAGGCCATGATCGACCGCACTCGCTTCTCGCAGCAGGAGCTGGACTGGCTGGAGGTCGAGGAGCACCAGGGCCGGGGCGAGCAGCTGCCGGCGCGCAACCGGATCGAGAGCACGCCGATCGTCGGCGAGCCATACGCTAGGGAGAGGAGACGGATGATAGACATACGAGATAGACCAGAGGCAGGGGGTAGGGACTAATGGGCGGCTATCTGGCACACTCGCCGGTGGCCGACGTCATACGGTCCGGACGGCGAGAGGACGTGACGGTCACGGCCAGCCCGCTGACCAATTCGAGCATCGAGTGCGGATTGATATGGCTGCAGGCCGATGAGGACAACACCGATAGCATCTACTGGGGAGGGCCCGACGGACAATATAACGCCCTCGTGCCCGGACAGACGATACCGCTGAC